GAAACAGCACTAGACCCATCCAACTTAAACAACTTGTTATTTCCAGAGAACAGCACAGTCAAAGTGCCATCAGCCTGAACTAACTCATGTATTACGCCAACATCATTTGCACCCAATGCGCCAGAAGATGCGTTAACCCTTGACCAACCTTTGCGTGACCCAATGCGTCCATATTGGTCAATCACACAATTGGTGGCGACTAAAGCAAACCCTTGATTCAAGTCCAAAGGCGAGTCTTGGGTGTTTAACCCGTAGAAGCCTGGTGCGCTTATGCTAGAGACTTGGATTGCTTGGCTCATGTCGCTACAAACTCCCCACGATCAGGATAACGTGTACCCTCCAAAGCAATATGGTCTGACAACATTGATTTGTATAGCGCATACGCCTCTGAGGAAGACAATCCACCATCTTCACCACGCTCCACCAATGCTCTTGCATAGGCGTTCTGAGCCACCAAAACATCAGGTACTTGCACCACAGTAGCGTCAGCAGACAAATTGGCTTGTGCTATGGCTAAAGAGAATTTAACTGTGTATACAGCATCGGGAACTGGATAGAGAGTTACTTTTGTATCGTAGTTGCCATCCACACCATTGAAAGCATAGTCAGTAGGTGCTGAAGTACCCACAGGTAAGAAGTTGATGTTGCGATTCATGGTGACAAAATCAATGTTTTTCATCCCCAAAAGGCTAGTGGTATTGATTGCGTCTAAGACTTGGAACTTCTGACCAGCCCCTGTGAGGGAATAGGAAGAAGTGTTTGCAACTGTGGTAACTGTGATAGTTTGGACTAATACGTTCCAAGCAAAGGCATCCTCAATCTGACGCTTTGCATCATTGACAAACTTGCCAAGCAGGGTTGAGTAAGTTGTTTCTAGGTTAGTAGATACAGTTGGTTCACGCAATCTAACCAATACATCGTTAATCAGTTCTAAATAGGTCATGCTCTGGTCAACCCCACTTGTTCAAATGTTGCTATAAAACTGAATGAACTTGCAGACTGAGTAGTTATTTTTATTTTGTCGCCTTCTTCTAAAACAATGTAGGCGTTGCCATCAAACTGCAAGTAGGTTTTTGCTGTGAAATCGTAATTAGTCAATATATCAAGAGTGGTATTAGCACTTGCGTCAAACCATTGAACAGTTATATGTTTGGTAGAGCCACCTGTATTGTGTATATACATTACAGTAAATTTGGCGTAATAGCCCGTAGGACAGGTATAGACTGTTGTGTCTACTGCCGCCGTAGGACTAACACCAACTGATAATGCTCTCATTTTGCCTTTGCCTTATTTCGTTCGGAAATAGACTTGGCTTTTGCCTTTGCGTCAGCCTTGGAGTTTGCACCCCATGCTTTTAACGAAAGAAGCAGTCTTGTCGGTTCACCATTCTTGTACTCAGCACCGCTATTACCAGCCATACGAGCCAAGAAACTTGCTCTACGGGGATTATCCCCCGACTTTACTGGTGCTTTGAGATTACCACCAGTTTCCGCATTATAAGATGATCTTCCCTTAGAGTTCAACCCCCCTTTAGGATTTTTACCTTCGGAGCGTTGCCAAGCGGGAGTTTTCATCACTTCACCTTTTTTGGTTTCTTTGCAGTTTTAGCAGACTCAACAAACGCTTTGGCAGTTGGCGCACCTTTGCTACCAACTTTCCGCATACGTTCACCAGAGCCAGCCTTAATTCGAGCCTTCTTTGCCAAAATATTTGCATAGAGTCCTTGTTTCATTTCTTATTGGCCTTTCCAGCCTCTGATAAGGCAATTGCGATGGCTTGTTTCTGAGACTTGACAACCTTGCCACCCTTGCCTGAGTGCAGATCACCTGCCTTGTACTCACGCATGACTTTACTAATCTTGGCTTGTGCTTTAGTCTTTTTCATACTAATACAAGACCTTTGCCGTAATAGTTCCAGATGTGTAGGCTGTGCAGTTGGCTCTCAAATACTTTGGCGCATTAGCAATAGTGACAATGCCATCAGCAGTCAAAGCAGTTCCAATAGTTGCAAAAGTAGTCCCGTCAAGACTTCCTTGGAAAGCAACAGTAGCGGTTGTTATGCCTGTAACTTGCAGAAATGCGGGTTGTCCTGCATCTGCTTGCACAGCAGTAGAAGCACCACTTGCAGTTACTGCATTTAATAGGGTTCTTGCCCCAGATAATGAACTCATTTGCCTCTCCCTGATTTCTTCATCATGTTAGTTGCAGTACGCTGACCACGCATAGGCATACCTTTTGGCTTGCCAACAGCAATCATAATGGTCACAGGCATACCTTTTTTCTTGCCATATTCTTTTGCTTCTTTTTCGCCTTTTTCAGAGTAGGCAAACTTCTTTTTTCCAACCATCGGCATAGGATTTCCCCTTATTTAAGTAACTTTCCAGCAACAAACGTGATTACGCCACCAGCCATAGAAGCGATGGTCATACCCATCCAAAAGCCACCTTTTGACTTGTTTGCCAACTCAAGGAGTGCCTTGACATCGGTGGCTAACTGGTGAACCTCAGTCTGCAAGGAGGCAACCTGTGCCTCTAACTTGCCAAAATCTCGTGCGTCAATATCACTCATAACAATTGTTCCTTACGGGGTCGCCCCATAGGTTTCTTCAAAGTCAGCGTTTGCCTTGTTCCATCAACCTTTTCCACCTCTACAACAGCAGAAGTATCAACCTCTGTGTATTCTGGGTGTCTACGCATTTCGATAATGTCAAAGTCGTGCCTAAACTCGACAACATTACCTGAACGGGTGCATTTGAACAAAGCCATTTAATACCTTAATGAAGAAAGGGGGGACAAGCCCCCCGATCTTTAGACCATACGAACTACAACAATTCGCATAGTGGTGGATGCCAAGTCAGCAGTTGAGCCAGACTCGTTTTGGATACGGAATTTGACAGTATCTGCGGCTGAGACATAACCTGTCACAGTCAAACCTACCAAATCAACGCCCAAAGATGCACCGATAACCATGTCACCCAAGGCAACGCCTGGGATCGTAATGTCATCAGTCTCGCCTGCGCCATCAACCAAAGAACCTGCGTTCAAAGTTGCTTTTACAGCCCATGTATCGCTAAAAAGACCACGGAATTGGTCATTTCCTCTGCGAGTAGTTACTGCGGATGCGGTTGCCATGTATTTCTCCTAATTAGGTTAAAAAAGTCCCCCCACCACTAGGGCGAGGGGCGCAACTGCAATTAGGCAGGAACTAAGAGAGCGAACATAGATGCAGACTTAGCCGCACCTGTGCTTGCCGCATCACGGAGAATCTGAACGCCATACAACGTATCAGATGTGAACAGCGTAGCAAGGTACTCTTGCTTGTACTGGACTTGTGAACGCACACCAATTTGCTCAACCAGAACCAAAGAATCTTTGTGTCCCATCAAACAAACACGAGCGTTAGCAGAACCTGATGCTGTGTCGCAATTGCTTGAGACAAACACAGGGATGCCATACAAGTTACCGATCTCACCTGTGCGGATGGTATTGTTAGTACCGCCAACAAATGCTTGTTCTGTGTAACGTGCCAAGCCCATTAGCGTGTTACGGCTTGAGGGTGGGATGATGAAGAAACGACCATCCATAGGAGTATCGTTGTCATCCAAGCGCTGAATGGTGCGGCGAATAGCGGCATCAGTTAAGGCTGACTCATTGTTGCTTGCGGCAACATAAGCAGTCGTACCATCACCACCAATAAACGCACCAGTTGCATAGGCGTTTGTACCAGCACCACCATTGGTTTCGCGTCCAAGGTTAATCAAGTCTGTATCGACTTGTTTAGCCAAAGAGTAACCAGCGTCTGCTGTGTAGAAACTACGCAGACTGTTTAAAGCCTGTGCTTCTACGATGTCTTCGATCAAACGGCTATATTCATAGTGTTTGTCGATTGCTACCTGAACTTCAGATTCCGTTGCCGCAATCAAAGTTACTTGTGAGCCAGCCGCCTTTGCAGACGCTGAACCACGGGTAGGAGCAGGAACGTGAACTACATCACCTTTCTTGCCCTTGAAAGACATCTTCATAACCAAGTTTGCTAAAACGAGGTTCTTCTTATAAGCCGCAACAATTTCGTCACTCCAAATTTCAGGAATGAACGTTGCCGCTGTCGTTACTGTCACATTATTTGTACCTAAAGGCATGATAAATCTCCAAAAAGCGATAAGTTAATTATTTGACCCGACCTTCAGCGTAGGCTTGCATGATTTCTTCAGACAAGGCTTCGTATCTGTTCGGATCGGTCATTTTCAGCCGAATAAGGTCAGCCCGTCTATAAACCCTCTTTCCTGATTCTCCACTACCACCTATATCAACACCAGCCGCCTTCAGGTTAGTCTTGCGTTGGGTTTCACCCGCATCGCTAGTCTGTTTTGCCTTAATGCCACGTAACTGTTTATAAGTAGTAAGTAATTCGTTTGCACTATCGTAATCAAACTCACCATCAGCCTTGGCAAACAGATTTATGCGAATAGGTGAAGATTTCACCCAATTTGCAAAGTCTGGGTCTGATGCAACCTGACCATAGTCGGGATGCTCTTGCGTTAACTTTTGCTGAATCTGCATCCGTTTGAAGTCGTGAGCCGCTTGGCGACCCGCTACTACATCAGGGTGGTTATCGACAGTCTGACGAATTGCCTCTTTTGGATTCTCAAAGAAGTCTACTTCTGGTGCTTCCTCTTTAATAGGTTGCTTGCTAGAACTGAGGTTCTGCTTTATGAGTTCGTCCGCTAATTTGCGAACTTCACCAACTTCCTGTGCTTGCTTACCAATATACTTCTCAGCCTCTTGGTGCATTTTTATAACTTCTTCTAGAGTTTTTTCCCTGTATTTCTCAGGAAACTCTGGAGATTGGGTTACTTCAGGGAGTTGCTTTTCTTGCTGTTGTTCTTCAACAACATCTAACTCACTCTGCGACTCATCTTCATTATCAATCAACGCCATATTTTTCCTTTTCCTGCCGTTATCGGTTCTAGGACATTTAACTCGCCACTTTTATGGTTGTGAGTTGTTACTTTGCTCCCACTTCAATCTGTCTAGGTGTTTTCTCTCGAACTTCCCATGCTCTGACGGGAAAGAACCAGACCACCCTTCCAATTTGAAGTTAGGTGCGCTTATGAGGCGGTTGGCTGTTGCTCCGCACTCACATAAGAAATCCCGTGTCTCATAATCACAGAATCTCTCAGTCTTATGCCCGTTTTCACAGGCAAAATCAAATAGTCTTTTCATTCAATTCCTCATACGCTCTTTCACTGACCTCTTTCAAGGTTTTCAGCCAAGTGAGTATTGACAATTCACCCTTTTTGAAGTGTAAAGACGCTTCATCAGGGATTGTACTGATATTGTTCAACGAATTTATCATTGTGTCAATATCTTCCATTAAATCCTTCCAACCCTCTGTTGCCATAGTGTCAAAGCGGGCTTCATAGTAGCGTTGCAGTTCAGGGGTCATGGATTCAATCTTTTGTAGGTTGTCTTTTAATCTTTTCTTAGCATAATCCATAAAGATTTCTGCTTGTTGTTCATCAACAGTCTTGGGCATCTTCAAACCCAACCTGATTCTTTAAATCAGCGTATAGGCTTTCCATTAAGTTACCTGTTGGCGTTGCACAGTAAAAGGCGTGTTGCGCTACTTCCTGTGCATTGGCTTGCCTAGCATCTGCACTTGCAGACACAGATACCTGATATTGGCATTGGTCTTTGTTGCCGTGAATGTTTGTAATACGAGCGTAGGCTTCCGTAAAAGGAACGCCAACATTACTTGTAGAAATAGAGATTTTGAGTGCCATTAGAAAGTTACCTCAG